GTACCTCCGTGGGTGGCCTACCCTTCAAAAGTTCATGCAAGCTCGATACTTGGTGCTTATCTTTTGTCAAACGGTGTCGATTCAACTCATCCGGCATTAAAAATTCACAGAGCCATTAAAACTTTGTTTGCTAAAATTGGTCTGCCGTGACGGTGAACCCGTAGGCGCGGCAGGTGTTCTGGTTGAAATCATGGCGCATATGTTTTTGCGTGTCTCTGTATCCCAATCTCTCCACGCAAACTAGACGGACTTCATTAAGGGCATGTCCGGCCCAAACAATCAACCAAGACAACAAAAACCATATCAATTCTCATTTAAAATTGCAAGGGGAATTTTAGTCAAACTGGTTGTTCAAGTTCGTATTCGTAAACTTGGAATGGTGTTTTTCCCTTTCCAATTCGCCAGACCTTGCCTTTGTCGCCTCTGAAATAGAAGTATTCGCGTTCAGCCCATTCCCGATAAGCGTAACCAATCTTCACGCGGCTTGGTTTGAATTTATGCTTTGGATTCCGCGCAAGCACCAACTCACGCAGAATCTTCGGCCAGTCGGTGCTGAAACAAACGGCGATTGATAACAGCATTCCGTCTTGGCTGGTCCAGAACTCCATGCCATTCACAAACTCTTTTTTGAATCGTTTTTCCAGTGTCATATTTTCTTACGTGTTGTCAGGGGATAGTCGCCTTTGATTATTGAGTTTGTTGTTTCTGGAAGATGTTCTGTAAAATACGAATTTGTCCCTTTAAAAACCAGATATTCATTCGTATGAGCCACGCCATTTGAATAAGTGATGATTGGAAAGTTTGTATCAGCCAATGCACACAAACAAACCAAGCATCCGATTAGAATTAGGGGTTTCATTTAGACAGCCTTTCAATTTGGGCAAGGTGCCAAGCCTCGCGGCTAACATTCCAAGCGCGGATTTTAAATGTTCCGTAGCCCTGTTCGCATTTATGCGCGGCCATTGCATTATGGTATCCAGCCCTTCGGCGATGCCACCAGATAAACAACGCTTTCATCTCGCACCCCTTTCCTTAGACCTGATTTGGTCATTTTGTTTTCTAGCATGTTTCACAAGTCTTGTGTGTTCTAATTTTGATATACCGCAACGCATACAAGTCCCGATAGCGAAAGCGTGGTTGCCTCCGTTGAGACACTTGGTTGATAATAGTTCTGGTTTCATGGTTGTTTTTCTCCTCTAAAAATCAGGTATATAACAAGTAAGCATAGTGGATAGGCCATAGATAGCAGCATCCCATGGAATAGTTTTCCCTCCTCGAAATGCCACCGAATCATGTCGTTTGTTTCTCGTATGTATTTCATAACTTCCATTTGCTTTGGTCTTTTAGGCGCGTTGAGGAATAAAACGATGAAGTGCGGTTGGCCCAAAATCTTCTGGCCTAAGCTCGCGCTGATAAGCCCACCATTCGCGGCAGGCGTCTTTGAAGTTAAAAACAGAATATGGCAGATTGTGTTCAACCAATCTCAGGCTTGAAAGCATGCATGCGGGGCATCCATCGTGATAATTCTTTAAAGATGAAATGGTGAACATCTTGCCCTCATTAACATTTTCGTGAGGATTATATTTCAACAGAATCTTTCTTGCGCCAGAAATGGGCTTTGGGGAAGTGCCGTTAATTTCGCACATTTTGCATTTTCTTTTTGGATTTGCAGTGCAGTGCTCTTCGTGCTTAATCATTAAGGATTTAAAAAACCTTCTTTTGCCGCAATGGTCACAATAATGAACGGTTACAGTTTTAGATTTCATCATCAATCCTTTTTGTTCAGTTGTTTTAGTTTTTGTCTGTAGATTCTGTTATAGGCCGCGCTTCCAAGCTGTTTAAAGCTGATACCCGTCCATCTAGGCTGAATCAATGCCGGAGGCGACTTCAAAGCGCGATATTGGCGAAAGTATTCGCGTTCCCCCAGTTGCTTGATGGATAGGCCGGTTTTCATTGTAATTGTTTCAGGTTACGTATCGAATCAGCTAAAAATTCAGCCGATACTTTTACTGGTGGTTTTATTGGCTGTTCATCTGCTCTACGGGCTTCAAATAATGCCTGCTCTTTAGGCGTCCTAGTCTTGTTCTTCATGCGCGTTTGCGCTTCTGTGGCTAGGGACAATAAATCGTTAAAACGCGGCAAATCATCCAATAACTTAGACAGCCTCAATGAATGTTTGTAATCATTCTTTCCGTTTTCGCGTTGGATGTATCTAACCACCAACTCCATATCAGCCTCGCTAAATGATTTCAAAAACTCCCACGCTTGACGCTCGTAAAGATTCGGCCTTGCCTGACCATTGGTTAGCGAGTTGAATTTATTAACAAGGGATTCGATTGATTGCGAGACGGGCATCATAGCTTTTGAATGATTTGTGTGGTTACGGGCAAGACAATCCGATAATCTGACACCTCGCCGAACTGGAAAGCGTCAACTTCGGTTATCACACTAACTTTCTTTTCGTTTTTGTCCATATAGATTAGCTGTCCGTTGTTTCGCTTTGATGCGCTTAAGGCATTGTCTAAGATTGCTATTTCATCAGGCGTCACAAGTCTTTCCCTTTTTCATTGCTACATATTTGGAATAAGCCTCGCTCTTTGGTTGCGTTAATCCAAGCCCTTTGCACCAGTGGTCATTTCGTAGAATAACCTTACATAAACGCCTCCAAGACGGTGCCCAGTGCTTGTTTTCCAGAACCAGCGGGGCCTCATCGGGGATGCCATTAACATACCCGCGCCCCTTCCAGCCCGAAATGAATGTTGAAAACTTCTTAACAAAATGGTCTCTGGTTTTTGGGGGCAGTGTGTTCAAAAGCAAGTTGCAAAAGCTTTTCCAAGTGTGTCCGGCTGGTTTTGAAATTTTATTGTAGCCGTTTATGTTGCCGTTTTCTTCAATGTATAATGCCCCGCTATTCGCGCCAGAAACCCGCTTAACGAGCTTGAACCATGTTTGAGGCTCTAGGATATGGTAAAGCCACAATCCGCGCCGCTGGTCATCGCCATAGGGCTGGCAAAGCCTCATTTGACTAATACTTAATCCTGCCAAATGCATCTTGTCGTAAATCTGGTTATGCGGCTTTCCGGTCTTGCCGTGGTATCGCCAAACATCTTCGGTTTTCCAATCGTAAATCGGATAGATGTTATATAATCCATCCTCAACTTTGGTTGTGAACAGTTTTCCGCCGTGACATTCTTTCTTTTTGCTGGCAACTGTGCGGAAACGGTTCAGGCTTTCATCGGCTCGAATACCCACAAATCCGCAAGCTGGTTCTCCTTTTCCATACCACAGCCCAAACAATACCATAAATTCCTCAAACTCCATGCGCGGTTGAAAGAAGTCGAAAAAATTAACATCGGATATGACACCCTCGCGCTTTGGCATTTCCCGCACCCATTCAGTGTCCGGCTCCCAACAGCACCAACGCGGGTTAAATGCGCTCACAGCGTTGCGCAGCAGCATTGGCAAGCAGACCCAATGCAATTCAATATTGTCTTTGTAAAGTTCTGCCATATGTTCGGCGTGCTCAATTGTCTGTGCGTATTGCGCTTCTAGGTCTATCAGCAAAACCCCTACCTTGCGATTGCGTTTGATTGCCTCGTCCATTACCAAATGAAACATCACGCTTGAATCTTTGCCACCAGAAAAGCTGACATAAATGCGTTTAAAATTATCAAAAGCATATCTCACGCGCTCCTGTGCGGCTGTCAAAACGTCCTTGTCTCTATATCGTTTGATTCCCATATCAATAAAGGTTTGCTTCGGTTTTAGATTGCGCCTGTTCGTAGGTTAATTGCGTCTCGCCTTTGGATTTTAACCACTGATTCAACGCCCAAAGCGCGGTTAAGTCTGCTTCTTTTTGCTTCTCTAATGTCAGCAAATGAAATCCCCCACGATAAGCTGATGGCAATTTAAGCGCATAGCAGGCCGACGCTTGCCCTAGCCATGCAATCCGGTTCATGTTTTCGTTGCTTAGATAATGTTCACATGAATTTTTCCAATAGGAAATGACGCCAGCCAAAGCCTCTTTAAATCGCCCCGTGTCTGCCAAGAAATCCGCATATTGCTTCTCTAGTTCCTCTTTTGGCAAATCAGAATCAGCTTTGTCGTTGTAGAAACCAGCCGGATAACATTCCCATTTTTCCCAAGTATGGTAAATACGCTTCATTAGTCCTCCAATTTAACCTCATCGGTTTCAATGAAATCTTCAACATCCCACGACTTGCTAAAGTCAGCATCTTTGAACATTTCAGCTAGCCCAGTTATTTGGCATAAGCGCAAAACCTCATCGCTATCCATGCCAAGATTTTTTGCAATTTTTTCGTCTGACCAGTTGCGCCGCTTAAGCTCAATCACAATATCGGACATGGCATCAACCTTGTGTTTGCCTCTGGCGCGATTATGGCGAATTGTAGAGGCTATTCTGTCTCCCTTATCAGTGCGGGTCTCGTTTATCTCGACAACTGGCAAGTAGCCATGAATGCGGGTCGCCACTTCGGGGCATTCTTTGCCGACTCGATTTCGGTGGAAACCGTCTACAACTTCGTGGTGATTATTTTCTTTGAACGTCACGATTGGTTGAGTGTAGCCATCCTCAAGGATAGAAACTTTAAGAAGCTCCATCTCAGGTGGTGCTACTGCGTTTGGATTATAATCGTTACTTTTTACACCTTGCGCTGGATACCATAGAACGCAATCCACTGGCTCCGCATGAAAAGGTGAAATCTTGTGAAGGTCGCGCTTAATCTCATTAATGGCTTCAATCTTTTCAGCAAGTGGTAACTTAGAGATTCTTTCAGTCAGTATTGCTAAATCAACATTCATATTCGTTGCACAAGGAGAAATTCCAGCCTGTGTGTGCAACGGCTTTTGCAAGCTGATTCCGATTGAGTGCGGATTCACAGGCTGGAATAAGTTTATTTGTTCGTTGCACATAGGAACACTATCAAAACTAACTTTTCACTTCAACTGTTTTCGCAATCATCTTAGCCGAACAAACCAGCAAATTGCCTGATTCAATGAACAGAGCATTATCAGAGTAAGAGAATTTTGCCTTTTCCTCTTTAATGGCCTTTAGACAGCGGGACAGGTTTTGACAATGAATGCCTAGTTTCAAATCTTTAAACTTGCCCTCAAACTCGTTTTCAATCTGTGTTTCGGCAGAAGTGAAGCCAAGCCACAAACCAGTTTTAGAGAATACCATTTGGGCATTGGCTGATATGTCTCCATTGGCAACTGCCAGACATGCCTCTAATGTCTCTATGATTGGTTTTAAGGCAGTTTCACCAATGGGATGGCGTTCCGTCCCCAAGAAGCCTGCCGTGTTTGGATACGGGCAATCTAGGAGCTTGCAGATATATTCACCATCAGCATGGGCAACCTTGGCAGTCCGCTCGCTTAGATGAAATTCAGCATCTTTCCGCTCAAGATGAATAGAAATATCACAAGCCATTGAAATGGGTATAGCACACTCGAAATCAGGGCCGATGATGGCTTCGCAATAGGCACCAGCACAACGCCCATTTGTGCCCTCAACATAAAGCTCTTTCGCTTTGGACATAAAATGTATGGCCGCTCGCGTGATATTCTCATGCTTGGCATCAGGAGCGAATTTAACCGCATTGATAGCCGTTGCCAGACTGGAAACATTCACGCCTTGAACACTATATTTGGCATCAGGAAACTTAGGAAACTCCTCCGCACTCATAGTAGCCAATTTCATCACCGATTTGCCGTGTTTTATGATGATATGGTTTCCGTCTTTGGTGATGGTCACATATTCACCGCCAATAGCAGATTCAAAGTGTTTAAAATTGACACAAATTGGCTCAAGTTTTTCGTCTGATTCAACCCGTTCAACTTGCCATGAATCCAAGTCGCTTGCGGTGATTGAAAGATTAGCTCCATCGCTTTCAAGTTTGATGCAATGAAGGATTGGCATTGTTGTCCTGCCCGAACTGATTCCGCGCAGACGGGTTAATGCTTCTTTTAGGGGTTTAGTTGTGATTTTCATTATTCAACAGATGGTGGATTAAGCTGATATTCCGTGTGTCTGGTTTTACCATTAGATACGTCTTTGACCTTTACAATGTTGTGACCTTGAGCGCGGAGCCTGCTAATCTCACGCGAGAATGAGGCGCACCAGCCATTTGGCTTGCCGCTGCCGATGCGAGACAGTTCAGGCATGGCAACTGGAACAAGCGAGGCTTGCAATGCGGCTAATATTCGCTTCGCCTTGGCAGAACTTTCTGAATGTTTTGATTTTGTCTTTGGGGGGCATTCTTTGCGGGCATAAGTTGTCGTCACTTTATCTCCATCCATTTCGGTTGCGATTGGATAGATAACAAGTCTTTCGCCGCCAAGATTAAGTATTCGGGTTATCTTGTACGGCTTAACACGACTATGCGCCGCCCTTAGAGATGCGTCATTGTGTGGATTCATATAAAATTCTCCGTCTGGTTATTTTTCATGGGGTGGTTAGTCTAAAATGTCAACTGGTGAATAGCTGTAGCGAACGCCGCTATAATCGCATTGCATTCCCTTGTCGTGTTCGTTTGCTCCGTCCGGCAAAGAATAGTGGCCATGTTCGGCTAATAATTCATTTGCCCTAAGCGTGGCGTGTTGCACATGGGCTTGCGCGGCCATTTCAGAATAATAAGCCGCAACATTCCATTCACGATGGTCTGAATACTCGCCAGTTGAACCTTGGATTACATAAATGATTTTCATACTCTATTTCCTTGTTTCAGGGGTTATGGTTTCGTTGTTAATAAACTGCAAAAATTGAGACATTGAAAAAATAGTTTCATACTTATGCCCTAATGCTAACAGAACATGCCGCATAATAGTTTGTTCGGGTGACAGCTTGCCGCCTTTGCGCTTGATTTCACAAAACAATGTCACTCCATTCGGCGCACATATCACAAAATCAGGACAGCCAATGTTATTAGTTGCGCGTTTATCAGTCCTGCTATGAATGTAATAATATCTGCGCCGTTTTAGCTCTGCTTCAATCTGTGAATGAAGCTCGCTCTCTTTGCCAATCCACGGCGATTCCGGCTTATCCTCTTTCATCCTCGCGTTAAAAACCTTGGCGTTATGCTGGTTGACTTCGGATAATGTTAAACGATTCCCCATACTTTTATTTTAATGTTTGCGGGTGGTTAATTGAGCTGCTTCTGTGTTCCCTTGTCTGGATTTATGGCGTAAAATGGCTGTCCCCATTCACGATTATATTGGTCAATTCTCATTAACCGATTCCAAGCCACAGACAGACAATCGGGGCCAGCATCGTCCAATAGGCGGGCGACATAAGAGACATGTGCCCTCCCCTTTCGTGTTTCTTCAATCCATTCGTGCTTTATTTCAACTTCAATGAGCGTTAGCAATGCTAGCTTATAGCGTTCAACTGCCGCTTGGCTCTGTTGAATGTAGCCGGAACCATTTGCAAAATCGCATCCATCTGGGACAGCCGCAAGATTGCGAGCTATGCGGGCCAATGAGCCAACTAAATTATCTCTTTCAACGCATTGCTTCTCGCTATCAAACAAGCATCCGTCAAAGGCTTGATATTTGGTCAAAATCTTCATAATTCATCCTTCTGTTTTTGGTTATTGTTTGATTAGTGTTGGTAAGCCAGTGTCGCTTCTGGCAGGTTAAAAGGAACGTCGTCTGACTCTGGTGGCCCGTCATTCTCCGGCGGCAACGCATGTTTCGCGCTGCCCCCACCAGCCTGTTTTTGATGTGGCTCTTTCTTTGGCGCGTTCGGGTCGGGTTTCCAATCGTTCAATACGCATGAGTGGGTATTCCCATATTCATCAGTCTGACGGCGTGGAACAATATCCATGTTGAAATAGCCAGCCGCATTAGTATTTTCTTTGACAAAGTTAATCAGAACATCGGCATTGAAGCCGAGTTTGATAATCGTGCCAAATTGCATATCAACTGCCTTAGCCTTACTTTTTGGCACATATGTCCGCTGTTTGCGTTCTTCACTCATAAATTTATTGTAGAAAAAAAGTCAATCCGTTTTTGGTTATTTGTTTTAAGCCAACAAACTTGCTTGTCGTCGCGCTCTTGGCTTGTGCTAGAGCAATCGTTTATTTTAGACGACTGGAAATATATTCTCAAAAACGACTTTACACCAGAAAGGTCAAAATCAACCTGTCCTTTCTTATGATGTGGATAAATGATAACGTCCAAATCCTTTGTGCTTGTGCCTCGATAAAGCACCGAGCCAGTTAGGGCACAATGAAACCCCTGCATTGCAAGCTCCGGCTCAAGCGCGGAAAGCATTACAATCGCTTCCGCCTGTGTCCACATTGATTTTTCATTCTCCATATAATTTTGTTCTATTTCCATGTTCTCTGCGATGCGGCAAAACTTCGCTACATCCAATTGGTTTCAATCCAAGTATTTCATCGGATGTCGGCTCGCGTTTAACTCGCTTCGGCTCCATGCTTTCCAGCCACGATTCGACTTGGCCCAGTTCTTTAAAATAAGTTGCTCTGGCTTGTTCTTTTGTTTCACGCGATGAACCATTAAACCGCATTGCCGCCGCCGCACTTGAAGGATGAACTCTGCGCGGTCTTTGAAACTTGCCAAAGTATTCCGCTTCAAGCTGACGCCTTAATTCAAGATTAGTCCTTTGCGTCTCTGTCAATTCCGGCAATTCTTCTCTTAGTTCATCGCTCGCATATTTGTGCGGGATGTTGTTTATCGTGCCGTCTGCGTGGTAGAAAAGACGCGGGCCCGTTGTTGGCGATAGATACACGGCTAAGCCTTGGTTGCCTTGTATGTCTTGATGATTTTAGTCATCTTCGCGGGCTGAATCAAAACCTCGACAACTGCAATCGGGATTTCATCAATTCCAGCCATGCTATCTGCGTTCTGGCAGATGTTATTAGCCGTGCAAAATGCCGTCAATTGGTCAAAAGTGATGCCGTTCTCGTCCATCATACGCGCAAGGAACTGCTTTGCCGTCTCTGGCTGGCTCTCTGCGGGCTTTTCTTGAGCGGCTTGAGGCAAAGACGCGGCTGGCGATTCGTCTTGCACTGGCGGAAGGCTGGCGACTTCGGGTGTATCTAGCTCAACTTCGACAGTAGCCGCTGACTTCAATGCGCCAGTGTCCAACGCCTCTTTAAACTTGGCATCTAGCGGCCAACGCTTTGAGGCTCGACGCACCACTGTTTTTTTTGCCATCTCATTGTAGTCAGTTACCCAAGGGCCGGACGATGATGCCCGCGAGCGGTTTTTGATGCTGTCAATTTCTGCCTTAGTCATAATTTCACCCTCGAATTGCCCTTTGTCATTAGTCCAAGTGCAATATGCCGCGAACATGGCTCCGCGCTCAGGATTGTGGAAATCAAGCTCATGTTCAAAATCCAGACCGGATGAATTACGTTTCCATTTAAACTTGTCGTTCATGCAAGCAATGTCATAAATGATGTTCTTTAATCCGTTGTCCGATGCGCGGGCAATATAGCCCTTGTAGTCAATGATTGCTTGGCAGATATTCCCATAAGGAATCAAATGCGCATTTCGACCATCGGGAAGCAATCCGAATTGCGACAGAAGCATCACCGATTGTAGCAATGATTCAATCTTACAATCTGCCAGCTTTGGCGTCTTTAGAATCGCAGTGCATACCACTCGCGCCATTACATCGGCTGTCAAGTGTTTAGGCAAAACCATTGCGATTTGTTTCTTTACAGCATCCGATTGCATATAGCTGCGAATGGATGGCGGTTTAACTTCGGGCTTTTGTAGTTCATTCATAAAATCTCTTAAATCAGGCGGGGGTTAATCATTGAATGCCGCAGACAGTTTCCCTACGTCCGCTTTGGCACCGCATTCCTCTAAAAAATCAGCGGGCGGAATGCAGTAAGACCCGCTAGGTTTGCACCCAAAGTTATAGGCTGCTCTTGCAATTTTTGCATGATTAAACATGCTCGCCCAAAAATCCAGTTCTTCCTGACTTTCACAAGTCACTTGAAATGTGACCGGCTTGAATGTTTTCGGCTCTTCTTTGGTTACTAATTCAGCTTTCATAAATTTATTCTCTTGTGTTCAGGTTGGGGGTTATGGTTTAAGTGCGACGATTGCGCCAGAATTCAACCTACCATATTGAGGCTTGCCGTTAGGGTGTTTCAAATCAAGAACGCTTTTGCGTGTTCCAGCCCCGTTTAGAATTGAATGTGGCTTGTAATCAATCATGGATTGTCGAGCCATTGCAAAGAATCGCTTGTTGCTCAACTTGTGCGCCAGCTTGTCCATGCGCGATTGGTGCCGCTGCTTATATGTCCCGATGCCGTTATGTTGTCCAGTCATTGCCCATTTGCGGGCTGATTTGCGTTTGGATGGATTTATATTTTTCATTAGATTGTGGTTAATTGTGTCTGTTTTCCAGCTTCTTCCAACATTCTTTTATTGCAGGCTTCACAGATACCGTGCGATACGGTGAATCCAGCATCGGTGAGGCGTTGTGTCGCGTGTTTGGTTGAATCATGCCATGCACAGACGTGGATTGTTTCGGCAACGGCTACGGGCCAAATAAATCTGCCACAAGTATCGCCATATGCTTCAACTATATTATCAGTTCCGCCAACAATCCAAGCCTGATTGCCGTTATGTTCAATGGGGTATTTCACACAATCTCCTTCTGTTGTTCTTTCAAATGCTGGATACGGTCAAGCTCTTTGATGCGAAAGCAATTAGCCAAATCAAGGCAGATTACGCTGGCTCTATCCCAATCCTTTAACTGCCTCGCTGATTCAAGCAATGACAGGTTTAGATTGATTTCAAAGTCTAGTTGTGATGGTTCTTTCATATATTTTATTTCACAAGATGCAACCATTCTGCTCCGGGAGATTTCAATTCAATCAAAGCTTGACAACCAATATCAGCCGCTTTTAGCAGGAAAAAATCCTTTCCAAAATGATTTTTAAAGTCTGCGTATGCGTCTGCGTATGCGTCTGCGGATGCGTCTGCGTATGCGTATGCGTCTGCGTCTGCGTATGCGTATGCGTCTGCGTCTGCGTATGCGGATGCGTATGCGTATGCGTATGCGTATGCGTATGCGTATGCGTATGCGTATGCGTATGCGGATGCGTATGCGGATGCGTATGCGTATGCGTATGCGGATGCGGATTTTGCCGCTTCGCGGCAGGCTTTGAATCCCCTCGCGTTTTCGCATTCTTTCGCGTGGGCCTCAAATTTGGCAGGCTCTTTGCAATCTTTTCGTTGTGCCAAATATCGAAACAATGGCGGCAATATTTGGTTCACACCCTTTTGGCAAAGCAATTCAGAAAACTCTTTTTGGTTTATTTGGTCACTGCCAAGTTGTGCAATCGCGATGCGCTTCAAGCCTTCGCCGCGAGCCTTATCGCTAGACCAATTTTGGTCATTAAGCGCGATTTTGAATGAGCGAACAGCTTGACCAACACACTTCGGGTCATCGCCGTGCGGAAGTCCAAGCGCATAACATACGCATGCCTCAACGCACATTTGACCGGCTTCCGGCCTGCCAACTCCCTTAACAAGTCCATGTCCAGTCAGCTCAACAATCTTTTCAACCAATGTTTTTGTTATTTTCATGTTATTATTTCTTCTTGGTTATGCGGCGGAATGTTTTGATTTGATGGCGCGAATCTTTTCAATGTCGCTAGTTATTCCTTCTCTGCCTATAAATTTATACTTATCGCGGCAGGATTTACAAATGTTGGCTGGCTCATATCCTGCCCCACCGGCTGAATAACAAACAATATATGCAAGCCGATTATGCTTTGTTGGAACCACTTCGCAAAGCTGACAGATTTTAGTTTTCATACTCATTCAAATAGTTGTATTAAATTGTTCTGCCGCTTTAGTTACTTTGGCGGCAGGCCGGATAACTCATTAGGAAACCGGCAAAGTGACGCACGGGGCGAAGTGCATATCGTTAATTCCGTCTTCAATAGGCATCCCCTCGTTGATTTGGTCTTGGTAAACAACTCTGACCGCATCACAGATTGTGGCACAGTCAGCCACGTTAAGAACTTCGCCACGCAATTTACCGCAATCGCGGCAACTAGCGGCATGAACCACAAATGTTCCCTTGGATTGGTCGCGCAGATTTGGGCCGTAGATATTTAGTTTCATAATGAGTTTTTATTTTATTGTTTCGTTTGTCGGCTGTTCCGAACTGCAATCAAGCTAGCAGCTGTGGTTCTTACTTGCAAGCATTATTTCAAAGTTTATTCATTTATTTTTAGACCATATATTATATGGCTTTGGATTTGGCGAACCGCTTTGAGCCTTTGGCCCAACTCGCCTTCGCTGCAATGGATGCGATTTGAGACAGCCGCTTTGCAGACAGCTTCTTTGCGCGGGCATCACCGCCCATACTGGCTAGCTCTTGAATTGTTTCTGGTTTTCCGTCTTTGGTCATAAATGTTTGCTGAAAGCATCCCTCAATCTAAGTCTGCAAGCAAGCAAAGTTTAAGGCATTATTTTAACCCAATTTGAGATTTGGGCATTCATAATGCTTACAAGAATGCTTTGATATGGCGCATTTTGATTATTTTTAAAACAACTTAAAACCCCAATGAATATCGTTAACTTAAAATCTTCCGCTATGGTCACATTGCCGGAAAATAATCATGGCCGAATTTATCGTTAATTATTTTCCATTATCTGGACAGCGTGAAAATGACGCAAAGATTTTTATATTGATTGGCACGGCGATTGCCTTAAGCGCATTGAAGATTTATTCATTTTGTTGTTGCAAGCAAGCAGGCGAAATGGTTGAATGTGGTCATGAAAACGAACGAAAAATGGACGGTGATAGCCGATGGGGAAATCATTGGCAAACAATATCCACGGCCCTTCGTGGTTAATTCAGCCAAACAATGCGTTTTGTTTGATGGTGACTCTTTCACCGCTGCAAAGCTTGCTTTTGATACCGCGTGTTCTTATTTCGCGGACGTTTGCCTTTTCAAAGGAACTGGTTCTGTTGGCCTTGGAAAGCTCATTTGCCGCCATCAAGAATCCTAACCCCCACCCCCAACCACGAACTCATGACCGGAAAACAACTCTTTGAGAAAGGAATAAAATGATACACAATCCAAACCTAGCATGGGCACTTGCTTGCATGTACTGTTGCATTCTTGGAGCAGCCACCAAGGATGTTGATTTTGACTTTGATTTACTTGCATTCTTGGTTATTATCGCTTTTGCTGGAGTAGTAATCTATTGTGCAGTATCGTATTTAATTCTATGAGTGCACCCACCCAACAGCCCACAGCAAAGCCTGAGTATGGTGGCCGAGTGTTGATTGACAAAGAGTGCTATTTGGAAATTCAACGCGATGCCATTGAGAATCATTGTCGTAATTGCTTTGCGGAGGGCAAGATAACATCAATCAATAAGGGCGACACAAGCTGTGAAGTTTGTGGAGCATCTGACATAGAGGACTAACATGCCCCAAGAAAACAAATTTGAACAACGATTCTGGCCTAAAGTAAACAAAGAGGGTTCAGTACCTTCTCATATGCCTCATCTGGGCAAGTGTTGGGAGTGGATAGGTGGAACTATACCAAACGGTAGTGGAAGATATGGAGCTTTTGAATCACCAGTTGGTGTTCTAGCTCACAGATATTCATGGACTTTACACAAAGGACAAATACCTGACGGTCTTAAGGTGTTGCATCATTGTGATAACAAACTATGTGTCAATCCTTCTCATCTATTCATTGGAACGGCCAAAGACAATGCACGGGATTTAATTTCCAAAGGGCTAAAAGTAACACCTAAAGGTGAGGATGTCGTTGGTTCAAAATTAACAAAAGAACAAGTGCTTGAGATTTACAACTACCCAAGTGTTTATGGTGGTATAAATTTACTCTCACACAAGCATGGAGTCTCAAGAAGTACTATTAAAAATATACGCTCCGGCAAAGCTTGGGCACATGCAACACAAACATTATGAAAGAACAACCCTTGATGCCGTGTCCGTTTTGCAAAGGCAAGCCAGAACGAGACTTGTTACAGCCTTACAGGAACATGTCCACTGGACAGCTCGGCCATTCAGTAGCTATTTACTGCACTTCCTGTAATGCGAATATGTCTCTTTGCAGAGAAGATTATTCAGAATTAAACGGGGATGAGTTATTTGAAATGTTGGTGAACGAGTGGAACACTCGCACCACTCCTCCTGCCTCACCAGTTAAAAATGATGGTATAGCATTTTGTACAACACCGCCGGAAGGCTCAAGCGATTGGTGTAAACCATTGCCTGTTGATAAAGTAAATCCTGCTTCATTAGAAGAACTGTATCCATGTGACAAATGCGGAAAACTTAGAACTAAAGCCGAAGGTGGAACCGTTTTTACAGTCTGTGATACTTGTTGGAATGAAAAGATTGACAAGCCTCCCACCTCACTCGACTGGATTAAGGAGGCGAGTGAGGAGGTTTTTAACTTGGTAACAACTGGAAAATTCAATTTAGACGCCAGAACACAAATCCAACAAATCCTCACCAAACATGCGCCTAAATAATATGGAAATAAGCGAAAAAGCAAAGTCGAGGTTTTGGAAAAAGGTTGTAAAAACACCGAACATTGGAAATCCAGAATGCTGGAACTGGACTGGCGCATCCGCTGGACTTCATGGTGGCTTGTGGTTTAATGGTAAAATAATCAGGGCGCACCGCTTCTCCTATATGCTTCACAAGGGAGAAATAAAAGACGGTCTTGTTATCATGCACACTTGCGATAACTATAAATGTGTAAACCCCTACCATTTGATTGCAGGAACTCAAAGAGAAAACATGATGGATTGCCTTGCCAAAGGAAGACATCATTGTCAGAAGAAAAACACTAATTTTGTTCGGGGCGAAGGCGTCAAACAATCGAAGCTCACAGAATCAAAGGTTGTTCTGATAAGGATGCTGTTAAATGAAGGATGTTTGATTCGGAGAATCGCCCATTTGTTTTTCGTTGATGAAGCAACCATAAGGCGCATACGCGATGGTGAATCATGGAATCATGTAGTAGAAACAGCCGCTATGAAAAGGACGAAACGAGTCACCCAATCCTGTCTATGTCCGGCAAATATTTAACAACCAAATGAAACGCAATAGTGAGGATGAGATGATATGAATACTATCAATGTATATTTCGATGGTGGCACAAGCCGGATTGATGGCTATGGTTCTTTTGAAGTAGAATTCAATGGATTCAATAAGAAAGAGAACCGAATCCCATTCAAAGCCACTGAATTTAAGCGCAAGATAACAAGCACGGTTGCTGAATACTTGGCCCTACTGTCCGCGCTTTACTGGCTTCGCACAGTCAAGAACAAGCCTGATTATCACGTCCATATTCATGGTGATTGCAAAGCCGTCATCTATTCAGTCCAAGGTAAACAGAATCATAAGCAGCTTTATCTAAAAGCTCTCCAAGAACGAACCAAGCAGCTTCTATTCGGATTCAAGTGGCAATGCGAATATCAACCGCGAAAGAAGATTGTCAGCCGATTTGGACATTAACCACAACGCCCCGCAATCGCTCTAGGATTCGCTATAACGCATCTTGATTCGATTCCGGCACATTCCCCCGCACAGAACTACAAACCATTTGTATAACCGTTTCTAACAGCTTCTAGGTGATTTGAGGTAGATATGGATAGAAATGAGGATTTGTTGGGCTTTAATGATAAAGGAATGGTTGGCTTGCTCAAATCATCTATTACTTGCGTATCCAAATTCTATACACACAAGAACCACACAATTAGTTGTATGTAAATGGATTGGACACACAACATATAGCGTGTGTATAAAATGGACACCTTCTAAAAACTATAATTAGGACAAGTAATGAATCGACTTAAGAGGTAAATCCATGCAATCAATTTAACCGTTTCGTCTTGTTATTGCTTTATAATGAATATGTTACAACTGTCTAGATTTGAACACGTTGAGATTGATTCTTGAGACTAAAACGAGTAGTGAATATTGCCGTCTGAATATGTGAAGCCGAGGATTGATTTATGTCTTGGTTCATCCTGTCCATAAAGTCCCATTCGTCTGTTTCTTGGAGTTGGCCTGCTTCTCTTGAATTCTCTTTCAATCTGCTTTGTTTGATTGGCTACAAAATCATTACCTGATACCCAATGGATTTCATTAACTGCAATTGAATTCATCATAAGTGATTTAACTGAATGTCTTTAAGAACTTGTTTTGTTATCCGCATGACGCTTTCATATCCCATTTGCTTAATGGAATTGAGATAATCTTTTATCAGTCTGCCTTGTTTTGTTAGAGCCGCATTACCTCGAATCACGAGGATAGCTGACAAGCCTTTAAGAGTGCGGCGGATAGCACTCAATTACATAGCTTGCCCATAGACCGCTTGCCGATAGTTCCTACCGACTTCCCAGTACCGAAAACGAGCGAAATTGTACTGGCTAAACATCCCGATAAAGGATGGCGAATGTTTCATGCGGTCATCGCCTGACCATCATTTCTTAAAGATGCCAGTCCTTATTGGGGAACGCCAGCAATCGAAAAGGCCGATGCCCCGAAGGACACCGGCCTAATCTGAATGCAGCTCACCGCCTGAAAAGACGGATTGCCAATCGCTAAATTGAATATACTGAACTGCATTTCGGCTACATCATCGCACACCCTCAAACAAATTTGCAACTTTCCCATCAATTGTTATTGACGATGATTCTGTTTCAATATATGCTCTCGTTGCTTAATTAACGCGGGACAGGCTTAGGCTTGGTGATGCTGAGGCAACTTTACCCGCAAATTTCCAGCAAAGCAGTCCGACCTTTAAACATCGACGCTGCGCGGTGAAGCCTGAATGTGTGTGACGCCTTTCGGATTGTAGCTGGTGTGTATGGCATAGGTAGGCTAATTCAGGCAACGCAGCAAACTTTAAACCATGAACCAGACTGAACCAACAGGATTAAGGGGGCCGTGCCTTAAATGTTACCAGACATGGTATGGCGAACTATCTTGGAATATCTGCCATCAGTGCCGCCCAAAGATTGCGCCGAAGCCTGAATATCTGGGTGTGTGGCATCGTATCGGCAAATTCTCTGAAATCGTCCGCACGTCCAGCAATGCGGTGTTTCGGTTTCCTTTGTTTTGAATTTATGAAAGAACCCGAAATTACTTTTCTGGCAGCGTGTTTGTTTTCAATCGCCGCGCTTCTAATAATGATGTATCAATCAAAATGACAAATGACACCTCAAAATCAAACTGGTTTAACTGGACGAAAGAGGAACAGGAGCGTTACAACACACTTAAAAGTTTGGTTCAAACCAAGCACGAGCTTTCGCCCGAAGATTGGGATTGGTTCGCTGTTCGGCAAAGGACATTGCGCTTCTACGGTGGTGCCAAGAATTCCATTTCGGCCCGCAGATTTGCAATAAAAGCCGGGAAAGATGGAGTTGTAAAAGGATATTCAACCAAGCCAAGATAATGCCTAAAACTCACGACGAGCCTCAAATCAGCGCAACCATGACGCGATGGGCAGTTAACCTAGGAATGCACAGGGATGCGCTTAAACGGCGTCTGGTTGAAGCGGGGATACCGTTTGGGGATGCCACAGAGTTAACGGCGGCAGACGTGTTTAAGGCCTGTTACGGCGACAAGGAGCGCAGCATTACGCGACTAAACTTGGCAAAGGCTGAGGAACAGGAGCGGGAAAACAAGGTTGCCGAAGGGCAGTTGCTTGAATTGCCACAGATTGAAAAGAAGCTATGGGTGGATTTACTTTCTCCATTGCGGCTTCTCATAGAGCAAATGCCGGAATCTTTGGCGGGCATGTGCAACCCTGAATCGCCCGAAGTGGCAAAGAATGTTTTAAGGACGTGGACGGAATCAACCAAGTTACAGCTTAAAGAGCCAAAGTGACCGAAACCGCACAAACCCGCTTCAATTTATGACAAACGTAAAAAAACACCTAAGTCTTTTGGGTTTAAAAGTAAAAGACAAAGTGACTGGTTATACTGGCGTTGTTGCATCCATTGGGTTTGACCTATATGGATGCGTTCAAGCCATTGTTAATCCCGGCATGGATAAAGACGGAAAGCTTCAAGATTCGCAATGGTTTGACGTGAACCGTCTGGAAATCACAGACAAAACACCTGTAATGAAATTGCCAAACTTTGAATATGGTGCACAGGCGGAAGGCGACCAAGGCCCATGCGAAAAGCCGAGAATGAACAAGGTGTGACTGACTCTGCCCAAATAAGACTCCAAGACGCCGCGTTTGTCCGCACGTTGATAGACCGTTTCTGTGCGCCCAAGCCAGTTCAATTCGCTTCTGTTTGGGCAGAGGCTAATTTTGTACTGAATGAACCGAAGATTAAGGGGCCGTTCACGCTTGTCGGCAGAGAATACTTGCGCGAGCCGGTTGACGCATGGGGGCCGTTGCCACCTAACCTTAAAGGTGGTACGGACTTTGTTTGTGTGTTCTCCACAGGTGCCGGTAAAACCGTCGGGAACATGGCTGGCATTTGTTACCGTCTCGCTAACGAATCAACCAGAGCATTGATTGTTAAGCCTACAGGTGGCACAGGGCCAGCGGGAGCAAAGTCTTTTGCCAAGACCCGCCTGCAAAAAGCCATACGCGCCACGCCTTGCCTGCGCGATTTAATCCCCAAAGGCTCACAACGCCATGACTTCTCTAGCGGGCAGATGCAGATTAACGGCAGCATCATAGACGTGACCGGCTCCAATTCCGCCAGCCAGCTTGCCGAGAATCGTTGCGATATTGTTTGGCAGGATGAGATTGACAAGTATCCTGCTCAAACAGAAACCAGCAAAGAGGCTAATCCAGTCACATTGGCTGATGAACGAACAAAGTCTGTACCAGAGGCTAGGCGATACAAGCAGTCCACACCCACATTACCAGAGACGGGCATATGGGAAGAATTTAAAAAGACTGACCAACGCCGTTACTTTGTTCCCTGTCCACATTGTAAGAAGCATGTTGTCCTCGCATGGTCCAAACGCTTCACAGTGTTTGAGCATAAAGGCTACGAGGCATTCATAAAATGGGATGATTCAGCGCGGAATGATGACGGTACATGGAATCTCGACAAGGTTGTAAAAACCGCGCACATGGTTTGCCCGCACTGTGCCGGAAAGATTCTCAATAGTCATAAGCATTGGATGAACAAGAATGGTGAATGGCGGGCAACGGCCAAAGGTGTTCCCGGCTATGTCGGCTGGCATCTTCCCTCCATGTATGCGACAAGCCGCGATTGCGATTTCGGCGCAATGGCTAAAAAGTTTCTCACAGCTAAAAAATCTATTGATGGCGTCAAAGGTTTTATCAATTCAGATTTGGCAGAGCCGGATTGCAATCAGAGTGTGAGCATAGACCGCGTAGGACAGGCGGGAAAACATATTGAAGTCACTGGGGAATGGTTAAAGATTCTTTCAGGTGACCATCAGCAAATTGCACCATATTTTTGGATTTTGGTTCGCGCCTGGAATGGCAAAGACGCCGCGCATGGGATTGAATACAGGCCGGTAAACCAATGGCACGAAATTGATGAGCTTCAAGAAAAGCACCGCATTATCCCACAGGCAGTAATTATTGACTCACGATATAACCGGAGCGAGGTTTTGCAGAATTGTGCAAACATGGAAATGCCGTCAAGAGGATTGCTAGACCCGCCAATACAAGATGCGCTGCCAATGTGGAACGGGTGGAATCCGGCAATGGCTTTTGGCAACCACCGAGAGTTCAGGGTGCAGGATGATTCTGGAAGCGTTCGCTATCAGCCTTATCGCTGGCAGGGCGGACATGACCCATACATAGGAACCGAACTAGCCAAGCGCGTCCAGATACAAATCTTGGAGTTCAAGTCAGATTTGCTAGAAGATAAAATGGATAATGTGATGAAGGGTAAAACCTTTTTTAATTGGACTATTTCACCCGAACTTGATGTAGAAGAATATCACCGGCATTTAGCTGGCAAAATCCGCAAGTCCAAAAAGAATAACCCAAGGGACTATTCATGGGTGCAAAGGCGTTCTGATTGGCCTGACCATTTGCGCTCCTGCGAACTTTTGGGGTTTGCGCTTGCGCTATCCCTTGGACTAATTTCTTACGATTCAATTAAGAGTCGTGATGAAGAACAAAAAACATGAAAACAAAACCAGACACAATCCATTCGTTGCGGAAGAGTAATGCTCTACTAATGCGTAGCTTCGATGTTCTAAACGATAGCTGCAACCGCCTGCATAAAAGCTCTGAAAAATATAAGAAAGAGGCGGAAAAGTGGGAGGGATGTTATGATATGTTGCATAAATCCAGAACTGCCACAAAGGAAATGTTTGAAATAAAAGAAAGCGTTATCGAAATAAAGATGAAAGAGATTGAGACATTAAAAAAGATGTTCGCCGATGTGTCCAAGGCCAACACCGATAAATTTTCCGCACTTGAAAACAGGATTGAATCTCTTAAAAAAGACAACACTGGATTGCGACAATTTATCAAAGGCTTTGTACTTTAACCAAAACAGGAGGAAACAAAATGAAAGACTCAACAGCCCGCGAAACTATAAGATACCTAATATCGAGAATAGACGGCCTGCAAGGCCGTCTTGAAATCATTGAGAAAAACAACGCCTATCGAGACAATTGTGTAGATGCACAAGAGGTCAAGATTGACCGCCTGCATGATTTTCTTGGAGTTCAAGAAATTTATTACCCCGAAAAAACCACACTTGAGAGGGTTAAGAAATGAGAACTGACTTTGATAGATGCCCTGATTGCCACAAGATAGCCAAGACGGACAGGCTTTCAACAGCACCCATATGGGAAATGATGGGATTGGTAAAGCACGATGACCGATGCCATTGCAAGCCAGCCACGCCAATAACCAAAGACATTAAGCGATGGAATCAATATTTACATCTAATCGTGCGGGAATGCGCCAAACTCAACCCCAAATTTTTACAATGAAACCAATTGAATTCGAGGGACAGACAATCGTTCTATCAAAACCGCCAAGCATGACCGATGAGGAATGCGGTTCACTGGCGATACTTCAATTAGACGGCACTTGCATATCATGCTGGAAAATGTCTTGGCGCGAACGATTCAAGGCTTTCTTCACAGGCGTTATGTGGATTGGCGTCTATTCTGGTAAAACCCAACCACCTATCTATGTTGCAATAGACCGGCCATTTAACATCACAAAGCCATGAAACCGAGTTGCTTTATTACAGCCAAAGAACTAGCCCCAATCCTAGAAATGAAACCTCCCAAGCTGTTATTGTGCGAGGAATCATTGGGGCTTAGGCCATTGCGTGACCCAAATTTCGGAAAGCCCGTGCGCTGGTTCAGAGACAAGGCTCTGGCCTGCCTGATTGCCAAGGGGTATAATGTGGAGTTTTGAGTTATGAAAAATGAACCAATAGTGTGTAAAATAAATTGCCAAGAAATTTTCTATGGCAAAGAGAGAAAGCCGATGTCTCGGAAGCAGAGACTAAAGCGCAAACGCATTCAGGCTTTTTATTGGCACATGGAGAAAGCCAATCGGCTCAATCCAATTACTGGATTTGATTTTAGAACTGATGATTTAACCGGACTTGGTTTGAACATCACAACGCGGTGCGACGGCTCGCAACTCGTAGATATTTGTCCCGGTGTAGCAATAGGTGAACACCACAGGCTATCACGCCTTTTGCAGAATCAAAGCTAATCACATCTAATAACAATTAACGTTAAAGTTGTAAATCGGTATCGTCACATGCGATTAATAGTCGCGTGGACATATCCGCCGAGACACTACAGGGCTTTTGCGATGATGCTTGGGATGCCGCCATTGCTGGCGCGAACACCTATCGGCCTCAGTTGCGGCTGTATGAATCTTCCCTTGCCAAGCTGTTCGCTGGCGGCTCCATCGGTTCAGTCTCAAAGAATTCAGTTTCCCAATCATATCGCGGCCCCGGTCTAGGCTCTTACACGCCAGTCCAGCTTTCTAATGCGTGGCGTCTGCTGATTAACCTATATGATGAGGTTTTGGTTTACTGCAACCATCTTTACACGCTTTCACAATCTGTCCCGCCTCCTTCGACTAATTCAATTCCGGCTTTGTTTTTAGCAAAGTTTCCTGAATTTCCTAATGACCCTGATAATGCCGTCTATTATTTCATGGGCAAGAAGTTGCAGCCCATTGATTCTTACGAGACGGATTTGACCGACCTTAGGCTTCCTTTAACCCGTGGCGCAACTGCTCCGGTTACATGGTGATATGAAATTCAAACTTCATATCGTAAACGCGGCGCGAGCCTTGGCGAACACGTTTCCCAATTCCAAGTTTTGCGGGCGCGTACTAAAATCCGCATACGCATGGTATGAAAGTGGTTGGCCGGGATTTACCGATGGCAGTTCCTACGTTCCATCCATTGTCCAAGATGCCCCCTTTGACCAGAACTATGTCACCCGCCGCGAATTGTTGCGGAAGATGCGTTACTGGTCACAGAACTCCCCTTTGTGTGAGGCGATTCTTTCCGTGGGCGAGCGTTATACCGTTGGTTCATCCGGCCTACACGTCACGTTCTATCCCAATGATGATTTGAACGAGGACGCAGACAATTCATGGTATGAGCGTGCTGATTCGGTTATTCACGAATGGTTTCAAAATTGCGGCTGGAATGGCGAGACGATGCAAACCCTGCTAAAGGTTGGCTACCGCTGCCAGCGTGTTGACGGCGAAATCTTCTATCTGAAAACGCGCAAGATGCTACCGCTGCAATACAATGGGCGAATTTTGCAAGTGCCTAAGCCCGTGTTGCAAATGGTGGAAGCGCATCGCGTTGAATCGCCTTGGAATCGTTGGGAAGATGAGGGAAACCACCTAATTGACGGCGTACAGTTCAAGATTGTTTCCACCGATGGCGGCGGGCAACTGCTTGAAAAGACTGGCTACTGGACTCGTAACGGCATGGGCAGTTTCGAGCAAAACGATTCATGGTATCAGATACCCGCATCGGATGTTTTTCACGTATTCAATCCTACGCGGGCAAATCAGTATCGCGGCATCTCTGATTTCTATGCGGTTGAGGTGAATCTCCATAAGCTTGAAGATTTGCTCAATATCGAAATGAAGGCGCAGAACAGCCAGAGCATCCGCGCCGTTGGCATTGAGACGGCAAGCGGACAGGCCGCTTCTCCATTGGACAGAAAGATTGAATTAATCAATGCAGCCCGTGGACAGACTAATGCGCCCCCCGCCAATCTTGATGCTGCATTTAATCAGCGTTGTGAGACTTACCGTAGGGAAACCGGAGCTTATATTTACGGCTTGAAGATGGGGGAGAAAGTTCATTTTGATTCACCTACCCGCCCAGCAGAAAGCACATTGATGCTTTGGGAATATCTTACTAATTCAATCTGTGCGGGTACTCATGCACCGCGTTGCATCGTTTTTGAGAAGATTTCTGGCGCATCGGCGAAGGGACAAGGTACTGAAGTACGCGCACAACTTGACGCCGCCGATGCGTTCTACAATGGTGATTTTCAAAAGTGGAAATGCTTTGTGCGCGAAGCCGTTATCTACTTCATGGAATGGGCGATTAAGAATGATTATCGCGTGTCCGATGCTCCTCCTAATTGGAGGGATTGTATTCATATCCATCAGCCGCAGGCGGTTAACGTTGATGTCGGCAACCAGATGTCGGCCAATATGATGGCCCTTGCCGCTGGCGCGATGGACTACGACATGATTTTAGGCCCGCAAGGAACATCATTTGTTCAAGTGGCAAAGCGTCTTGCCCGCCAGCAACGAATGATTGAAAAGCTGGACTTGAAGATTTCGCTGCCAGCCCTTTTAGCGAGCCAGATTCCACTCGACGGCTCGCCTAAAGGACAGGGCCAACCACAGGAGGCTAACGCATAATGAATCGCGCACAAAAAATCTTGTTCCTGAATACACACGGCGTTGATGTCGCGGCCAACGTGACCAACAAATGGCTTGATACAGAAATCGCCAAGTTTGAAAACCGCGTGGTTAATTACGCTGGCGGAAAGATAAATGTTGTCTTTAACAAGGGCGATGAGACGCCGGTTGAAGTTATGATTTATCAGGACATAGGTGACGACCCTTTTTCTGGCATGGAAGGGTTTACCGCCAAGTCTTTTATGGATTCCCTAAAGGACATTCCAAATACGAGGGCATTGGATTTGCGTATCAATTCCGCAGGCGGTTCAGTCTGGGAAGGTTTGGCAATTAAGACCCGATTGCAGGATTGGAAAGGTAAAAAGACGGCGAGCATTGACGGCATGGCGGCTTCCGTGGCGTCTTGGCTGGCGATGGACAAGGATATTGAACTCCGCGCCCCGCGCCACGCCCAAATGTTCATCCATGACGCATGGGGGATGTGCATGGGCAATGCGGAAGATATGCGGTCACAAGCTGGCGACTTGGATACAACTTCGCAGCAAATCGCGCAGATGTATGCCGATAAGTCAGGCAAGACAGTTGATGAATGCCGTTCTTTGATGAAGGCCAACTCGCTTTTCACCGCCGAAGAAGCGAACAAGATGGGATTTATTGACAAGCTGACCGACGACGAGCCGGTTCAGAATTTCACCGAGAAACAGATTAACAATATGACTTCAAAGCTTGTTGCTTTGAACAAGTATAAACTTCCCGCTCAACAGGGCGGTGATAACACAAAAAACACAATGAAAAAACACCAAAAAATCGCCCTGCTTAACAAGTGGGGTATCACCGCCCCGAAAGACGCCACCGATGAAATGCTGGACAGTCTGATTGCCTTGGGCAAGCAGTTCCCACAGAACAAAGACGCCAAGAAAGTCAAAGACGATGAGGATGAGGCCATGAATGCGCCTGAACCTGCCGCTGAAAAACCCGACCCCGATTGCGACGAGGGCGCGGGCGGCGATGATGAAAGCGAAGAGTGGAAGGCGGCTACCGCCAATCAGAAAAAGGCTACTGACCGCCTCAACAAGTTTCTGTTGAACCAGCGCAAGGTTGCGATGCAGGCCAGCTTTGACAAGCTCGTTACCGAAGGCCGTTTGGCCGCTAATGATGTCAAAAACTGGATGGAAACCGCCATTGCGATGGAGGATAACGAACAGGGCGAAAATCCTATTCTCGTTCAGTTGAACAAGCTTCCCGCCGTTGTTCCCGGCCATGCGCCGTTGAATATTGTTGTGGGTGAATCTGACAACATCACGGATTTGGACAAGAACGTCCGCAACCTGATGGAGGCGCAAGCCTATCACACCCGCAATGGACGCGGCCCTGAAAATCATTCTGAACGTGTTGAGGTTTCCCGCCGCTCAAAAGAAGTTGCGCGTCAAATCAACCGGCTCAAGAAGTATGAAGGAGGTGTTTCTGAAAACTCCATCACTGGCGCATTGCCGAAATTGACCGGCCCGCTGGTTGATGCTTGGAATCAATGGGCGAACGGCAGTCCGCGCAATGCGAACACGATGTCCAGCCAGCTTTTGCGGCAGGTCATTCTGTCCGAGGTGATGCGTGCTTTCCGTCGCCAGTTTGCGAGCTTGGAAATCTTCGCGCATAACTTCGGCTCTGTACCGCTCGAAGGTACGGACGTTGTTAACGTGCCTTACTACCCGCTCTCGACGACTGCCAGCACGGAATTTACCTATGCTGCCGGTTACACGATTGCGGCGAACGCGCAGACGCTCTACAAGCAAGTCACCGTTGGCGGTATCGGCAACGGCGTTGCCTCCGCTGGTTCAGGCCGCAAGTATCAGCCGCTCGCGTTCACCGCTTACGAAATCCGCCGCCAGCCTTGGTTGGACATTCAGAAGTTGTCCGTGATGGCTGGCGAACAGTTGGCGATTGATGTTCGCGCTGACATTATCGGCACTCAAATCAACGCGGCGAACTTCGGAAACGCCATTTACACCGGAAACGCTGGCGGCTTTGACCACACCATCGTTGGTAATGTGCTCGCGCTTGCGGCCACGAAGGGCTTCTGGCCTATCAATGGGCGCAATGTGGTGTTGGCTCCGTCCTACTACACCAACCTGATGATTGACCCCGCTATTACGCCATTGCTGGCAATTGGCACCACGGACGTTATCCGCAAGGGTATCGTTGGCGGTCTGTACGGGTTTGAAAACATCATCGCTGACCCGCTCGTGCCGGTTGCGAATTTCATTCGCGGCGGTGATGGCACGGTTACGGCTGGTACTGACCCGAACATGGCTGGTTTCATGGCGTGGCCTTCCGCTGTGCTCATTGCGACGGCTCCCATCATGCCGCCCCCCGGCGTGTTGAAGAAACTCGTTTCTTACGAGCAAATCACGGATGACCAGACTGGTCTGGCGTTCACCTATCAGTTCTGGGGTGATGAATCCAAGAACCGTGACAATGAAATCATTGAGTGCAGCTACGGCTCCGGCCTTGGCGAACTCGCGGCCCTTTACCGCCTTACCTCCGCTGGTGTGTAATGAAAACATGGGGAGTGTCGCCGCTTGAAACCGGCACACTCCCCTAAATAAAATTATGAGCGAAAATGTTACATTGGCAAAAAGCCGCAAGAAATTGACTATCACGGTCAACGAAGGCGATTACTTTGTCTTGGTTCAACCTACGAAGGAATTCAATTCGCATTTGCGGGTTTACCGCGAGATTGCGGCCTCTGCTCCGGTGAATGAGGATTACGAGCGGGTTATCACGGGCAGGGTTAACTATACCAGTTCCGCGTTGAACCTAATCACTGAGGAACAGGACGAAGCCAAGCGCAAGCTTAACACCGAAAACCTTAACCGCATTGAAGATGCTGTAAAAGACGCGCAGGAGCGTCAAGAAAAGCGTCTGGCGGATGAACAGGCTGAAAAAGAGCTTGAACACGAAACCTTGCTGGCTAAAAAGAATTCAATCATTGCCGACATTCAGGTTAATCACTCAAAAAGAAACGAAAAATAATTTAAACAATCAAAAATCAAACAAAATAAAATGAAAAAGATTCTCTCTCTAATCGCATTGGCTGGCGCGTTCGCGCTTAATGCCAACGCGGGACTCGTAACACTGCTGGATGGACGCACCTCGTCCGTTATCAACGTCCCGCTTTACGGCGGCACGAACGGCTCTGGCATCTATACCAATACATTCCAGAACGGGCAGGTTCCCGGCGCATCTAACATCGTTTATCAGTTGGCTGGCAGCACGGGCTTGCAGCCAAACTTCGGCACCAATGGGTTTTTGCCGTCTGCCGTTGACAATCTGACCGGCTATCCAAACACGCTGTACGGCCCCCAGAACTATGTGACCATTGTTACCACCGGCAATTTGCTGGCGACTAATGCCACATCTACGGCGGTTGTTTTCCGTTTCGCGGCAAGTGCTGATGGTGGTACTGGTAGCGCAGGCTTGTGGGTTACTAACTATGCAGTTGTCACACTGACAATTCCTATTAACGCAACCAGTTCAACGCAGCCTTGCTCAACGAACACCGTTGCCACTGGTGGATGGAATTATCTGGCATTGCAAGCGATTGAAAATCCCGGCGTCTCTGCTTTGACCAACATTGTTGTTGAAGTTAGCGGAAAACCGGGGCTGTAAAATTATGGGAGCACTCTCTGACACCATGTTAGGGGTCAGTCTGATGCCCCTGATTAGTGCGGTTCACGGCGAACGCATATTGGTTCTGACGGGTCTGGACGCCGGTAAGTATTTTACCGGCGTCCGCGAGATAGAACAGGATTTAAACTTGCGGGAGGGTGATAATAACGACCCTCGAGCGAAAGTAATGTTGAGGTTTGATGTTAAATATCCATATCCAAGGCTGTCTAAAACAGACCGGATAAAAACCGACGACGGTAAAACATGGAATGCGCTGATACAAAAACAGGCAAACTTTTTAACGGAAGATTTTGAATTGGTGGAGATAATTTCCAAAGACAAATGATAACTTGCAATCCAGAAATGGACGTTCTTATTGAGAAGCAATCTAACTTGGTTGGAGCATTGCTTGGAAAAGGTGCGTCCAGTGGCGATTTGCAGAATCTTTTGCGGGTTGAGACTGGGCAGATGGCGGCGGATACGTCTAGGAACATGCCCCCAAGCGCATTGGGCAAGGCAGATAAGCAGATGCGTAAACAGGTTAAATCCGTGTTGACAACTTCGCCAGACCATTCAATTTTTGTGCGAGAAAATCAGCACAACTCAAGTTATCCAGATTTTACTTGGTTGACGGCTGGCCCTAAGTTCCTGATTGGGATTAAGGACGAGGATAATCAGCTTCATGCAACTCAGGCAGATGCCATTGAATCATACCGCGCAGGTGTTGGCAATCGCGGTATGGGAAACAGTGGAAAATCCCGCATTAATCTTGGTGAACGCGGAAAGCAAAGGATTTATCAGGTTAATCGTATTTTGGTTTCAAAATCAGCCATGAAGGGTGTCATGGAATCAATCAAATCCAAGTTTGGGCAGTTGAAAGCATCCTTCGCCCGCACAACGAATGAGTTGCTTGGCACAAATAGCTTTCCGGCATGGGTTACAAAGCAAATACCGAATGTTGTTTCCAATGGGAAAAGCGTTTTTACAGATGCGTCTCGTTCTAGCGAAACGGAAGGATTTATCGTGTTCGGTTCACGCGCTTCCGGTGTTGTCAACAACCCAGCTGTAAATGGAAAAATCAATTCCAGCATTGCTCGGCGTGTTTATATCACCAAGGAAAAGCTGGCGAAGATTCTTAAGGGTTATTCCTACGATTGGAATAATGGCCGTGTGTTCAAATCAAATGATGACGTAATTAACAACTAAATGATTCAAGATTTCATTCCGATTTATGATTTTAGCCTGATTGAAAAGGCTATTCAGGCTTTCTTTTGTCAGGATTCAACAGGAATGTTCGCAAAGCCAGCCGATGACACGGACATAACCCGTGAGCAGTGGCAACCGCCAGCGGGTATGATTGCTTTTTACACGGCTTTTCAGTCTTTGACCTTCACCCAATGCCGCCCTCGTGTTTATATCTCGCAATTTGACATTCAGGAGATGAAGCAATGGATTTTAGACGCGAATAACACGGCTAGAAACAAGGCGTGGGCTGGTAAAATCAGATTAGGAATAATCACCTTGCCTGATTACACTTTGCATACACAGTTGCGGGCATTGGTTAATGCAATCATCCCCACCTTACAACCTACGCCAGCCGTAGCCCCCGGCCCCAATTATGGCGATGTCATTGGCATAACTGGATTAAACGCGCTGCTCCAATATCACGAATTGGGCAGGATTGAAGTCGAAAGCCAGAACACACAGGTTTCGGCTATTGACGATATCTATTTTTCACCCCTCACAGTCAACTTAACATTTTCCGTCCGTGCAAATGCGTGGCCGGGAGGAACATTAACCACTTAAACATTATGTTTGTAACACCCGCAGTCCTTTACAATTCGGCTGGTTTGCCTCTTGGCTCCCGCGCCGTTGTCAACTTCTATCGTCCAACTTATGCAGCCGATACAACGGGCATTTATCCGCCCTTGTACACCGCTCCAAATGTCGCCGATGTTATTAGTTTTGGAAATGTCGGAAACGGAACACTTTTAGGCAGCTATATCATCGAAGACTTGAGTCTTGAACTTGCTGGGGCACCAATGGGGCGCACGGGCATCTTCTCGGAAGATTCTGGCGACCCGTCGTTGGTTCGCAAAGACCCGAAGCTGTCCCTTACGGCGCAGATGGCTGGCGCAGGCACTCCTACGCTTTGCCCCGGTGACTACTGCCAAATCAGTGTCGGCATGACGGCAGCATCAACCACGGCGGCACCCGCTCAAGTTCCAGCTTCGCGCTGGTTCATTGATTCTGATTCTGTTCAAGGCAGTCAGGTTAACAAGTTTGGCTTGAAGCTCTCGCTTGACCGCGTGAACAGTGACCCGACACTTTCGCAGTTCTAAACAACATGGAAACAGGAGCGCGAGCATTTAGCGTCTCTGATTATCCGGCATATATCGAAGCGGTTGCGCGTGAAAATTTCATACGCGGTTCGGCTTGCCTTGGATTTAACGAGAACATTCTAGGATATGAGGTAAAGCCCTTGACGGCTTACCACATACGATGGCTTGCGCTCGTTAAAAGCCCGTTCCTTGTCGGTGCACCATTGGATGCACTATGTGAGAAACCGGGTATCCTTAATGACATATTAAATTTTCTTTGGATTGTTTCGCCGATGTTCAAGCCGGGGAGTTTAACCAGTAAAAGTAACTGGCGTTTTCGTGACACACAAAGGGACAAGTTCAACAAGGCATTTTCCGGCATAATGTCGCGTAAGGTTGATGAAGTTTGCCAAGCAATACTAGATTACATCGAAGGCACATACATAGACGCGGACGATTCAGGAACTGGGGGCGACGACAAGAGCTATTTTGCCTTTGAAGTCGGCATAGCGCATGAATTAAACCATCACTACGGCTTACCGATTAACTTTTGGGAAAATCACAAGGAAAACTGGCTTCAAAGATTGCTTGGATTGAATAGAAATCTTCCAAGCCCTATTCATGTCCCGTTGAAAATCATTTTTCAGCTAAGGAAATTTCGCGCCAAATGGGAAGACCCGAAAGCCATTGTCACAAACCGGAGCGAGCATCATTTACGCGATGCCCTGACTGAAATAAACCGCGAACAGCGAAAGCAGATGCGATATGAGGAATATGTAAAAGAACTAAACCAAGAAAAGCCTCCATTGTGCTCCGACTCGCTTAATTGCGACGTGGATTATTCCTCCAACTGATTATGGCAACTGAAACCGAAGAATTTTTGATGCGGATGGGGTTTAATGCCGATGCTGTCACCCGTGGCACAACGGATATGCTGGCACGTCAACGTCGCGCTTCTCAGGAATATGTTGGTTTCTGGCAAGCCGCAATGAAAGAACGTGAAATTTCAGAAGTGCGTTCAGCGGAAAGAATTGCTGCGGAACGCATGGCGATTGAAAAGGCTTCGGCAGCTAAATCATGGGCTTTGTATGAAGCCAATGTAGCAAATAAAAAGGCTTTGGACGAGGCTTGGATGGCAGAACGTGCGGCACAAATATCCATTGGCGGCGGCAGTGTTCCAGATTCTTTTAAGAAAAAAGCTGAACATGGAGCAGAAGATGTTGCGCTAGGAGCCGCCGGCGGAGGTGCTGGCAGGGTTGCGGTTGATTCAGTTGCCCGCCGCGAAATGATTGTGATGACCCGTGAATTATTCAGCGGTAACTACAAAAGATTTTTTTCAAGCTTTTCTATTTTTCTGCAACACATGGGAAGCGCTGTTTCAATAATTGCAAGACTCGGAGGAATTTTGGCGGCTGTTATTGGCGCAAGCGAGATTGCTGGATATTCAATCAAAGCCCGTCGCGCTGCCGAAGAATCAAGCAGGTCTAATAGGGCTTTGACGATTCAGGGAACGAATATCGGTTCGCGTGTTGAAGATGTCATTTACGACATGCTTAAAAATGGTAAGATAACCAAGGCGCAGGCAGATGCCATGCTTGGCGATGTACATTCAAATGAGGGAATCCGTCGTGTACAGCGTCAACTTTTGGACATAAACGACAAATCAGCAACTAAAAACGCGGAAGAATCAGCGCAGAAATCAACCTATCAAAAGCGCATTGAAGATTCTCAAAAGGAATTGGACAACATAACCGCAAAAGAATATACCGCAGCCGAATACGCAAAAGACGAACAGGCGCGGCTCAAGCAGAACGAATACTTAAAAGAACGTATCGCCAAGCTGGATAAAGATTCGGTTGAATCGGCGCATCTTCAATCCATCGTGGCCGAAAACAATCTACAGATTGAAAAGGACAAGGTAAAAGTCAGGCAGGAAATTGAAAAGTTGCAGGGGAAAGAAGAAAATATCCGCGCCAAGATGGATGCGAACAAAAAGAAGCTGTCTGAATCGGCGGCTGAATATCCCGCATTGTCTGATTTGGCTGGACGCGATTGGACAAAGGCATTTGCAGCACAATATGGCAAGGGCGGTCAATTTGATTTGGGTCTTGGGAACGGCCCATTGGCAGAACTAGCCCGCGAAGCCACTCGCGCAAAATATCAACAGATTTGGGACAGGACTTATGGAAATACGGCAATGGCCGAACAAGACAGGGTGCGCCAGATGAACGCGCTTTCAAAACTGTCGCAATATGGTGCGGCATCGCCAGAACAGAACATGCAACTTGTGGCCGAACAGACGCGGAGCATGGCGAATGATTTGCAATCCCTAATTAAGCAAGAGGCTGAACTGGCGGTTAATCTAAAGGGTGTGGAGGACAAGCCATGAGCCAGCCCGTTACACCAGCGGTCTTGTATCGCGCCGTTATCGGAACTGATTGCAAGCCATCCGGCCCAATCCGCAAGAAATTCCCGTTGCCGGAGCAAAGCCCTATCCAGCTTTCGGCTTATGCTTTCGAGCAGGATTTTGAGATGCTGATAAATGGGAATAATTTCCCGCCAGCAGCCAAGAATACGCCCTCTAGCGCATCTATAGCTGGCAACCTCATATTCAATGGTCTGGGTGATGATAACGCAATCTTGACGGCATACACAGAGCCTACGCCTACACAGGCGGGCAAAGGCAAGTTCACGGCTACATTTAACATCGTTCCATCCACTTGGTTTGATTCGGGAACGATTGAATACACGTTCCCCGGATTCCCCGGACTAATTGGCCAAACAGGTAGCCGCGACATTAGGCCAAAGGCCGTCAACACCAGAATAAAATACGAATACTTTGTAGTTGACCCGACTGGAATACTTAACGGTGGTATCGCTCTGGCTCCCGGCACCGGCCCAACTCCATCCACAATTCAAGATTCTGGCGGGAATCAGGTTCAAATAGTTTATGCCCGTGAATTTATTCCTGTGGTCAATAAATCTGTGTTCTGTGTCGCCCTTGGCGGCGTTCCTGATTACACGAATATCACCCAAAGCATAGTTCCGTTTGGCGGAAAAGTTGTCGGTTCACAAACCTATTATGAGACGCTTCCAAGTTACGAGCTATATCAATTATGGATTTCCAATGCGGCAGCTAACAATTGGTCATCAACGGTATGGGGCGGTGCACCTGAAGCTGCAACAAATCCACCTACAACTACGGGACAATTGGTGGCTTTAGACAGTGCTCCCAGTGTCTATGCCGGTCAGATTGTTTGCCGTGAAACAACTTACATTTTGGCCCAATGAGCAAACCAAAAACAGGAAATTTCGCTGGCATAAAGCTGGAAAATACCGATAAGAACGGTGCCAGAATCTTGCTGCCATCGGTTCAAAACGGTTTGATTGATACAGCCAACGCTTTCCGAAGGCTCAAGGTAATCGTGCCCATGACAGACGGCGTTAATACCTACCAAGGAAGGTTTGGTGAGGTTGTTTTAACGCCGGATGAAAGCACCATAACACTTCCGCCGATGGTTTTGCCAGAAGCGTTTGCAAACATTGTTTCACCATCGGCTACAAATACTCCAAAGCAATTTGGATTTTACAATACAACAAACGCGAGCGGAGCATTGGATGGACTTGGAAATGCGGCAGCGAACTGGCTAGTTTTTCAAATGCGCGACGGCATATTCGGAGGCAGGAGTTTTTTTAATTCCGTTTCTGCAATAAATAATCTTTTTGATGATGGTTCAGCAAACGAAGGCGGAAACTTTGATATTCGGATGGGTATTCAAAACGATAATTCACTTTTTGATGAATCTTCAACACCTGTTCCGATATCGGCATCTTACACACTTCTTAACAGCACGGCAGACACAATTTTATTTGACACAAACTTAAATTCATATCCTTTTGCGGGTCAGATTATACTAAATAACTCAGTCACCAATTCTGGTTTTGTTTATGCCTCTTTCTGGCTCGAAATAGTAGACTCTGTCGCAGATGGATATTATGCAAAGCTGGTTGGCAGAATGTGGGATTCTGGAAGTGTTGGCGGCAGGCAAAATAAGCCGTTTCCAAACAATGGGAAGAACATAATTCCTTTGTGCATAATTTCGGCCTCTGCGGGTTCGCTTTTTATTGAGCAAATCCAGATTGGGAACGTGGTTAATAAATACCCGTCCAATATTGGAACTGATTCTATCGGAGGACAAATGACATTCAGGGGAGACTATGTTTTAGACAATCTTGCAGGACAATACTTTTATCCCGGAGATTTTATCACCGATGGTCAGTTGCAGGTTAATACGGTTTCGCCAGCCGGAAATATGTTTTTGCCTTTGATTTTTATCCGAAAAACATACGGACAACAGCCAAATATACCACCCCAGCCGGGGGCGGATTGGCGGTGGATACAGGGAACACAGGTGCAGGCACCATAATTCTAATTGACAAAACATGAAAAACCACATACAACTTTCTGTAGTGAAAAGGCTTATTTTATCGTTAACCCTACTGTGTTTTGTCTTTCAGGCACACGCTGCCACGATAACATTTGCCCTGACAAACTCGCTTGGACAGCCTGACACAAATGTTATTCGGGGTTTCCCGCTTGTCGCCTATCCAAACGCAGACGGCTCGTGGACTACGGCTGGATTGCCGTTCAGAATCACACCCACAAACGGCATTGCCTCAATCAATCTTGCGGCTGGCAATTATCTTCTAACTAATTCAACTCTGGTTTCCCCATCGTATGTTAACCCATCTGGATTCGGAACGCAGCAGGGCGTGATTATAGCTGTTCCCGCCGCTAATGGAACCTACCCGTTTGGATTGCTGGCAATCAGCGGATATAATACCTACAACTACAACGGTTCAACTGCCTTTGGAAACACCAACACGTCAACAGTTGGTCAGGGCACAAACGTAGTAATTCAGACGAATTCAAATTCGTACACTGTTCAGGTGCCAAACCAATCATTTTTAACCAACGGATTACCATCTAAACTAGACGTGACAAATATTGTCAACGCCATCACTACAAACAATCCGGCTGGTTATATTTCATCGGCGGCAACAAACTTGATTTGGGCCGTGTTGCCTCAAACCAATGGATTTGGCAACATTGTAGCCTCAAACGCATCCAGTTTTGTCACTCCCGTTTCTTTGATTGATGCGACAAATAAAGCTTATTTGGCTTGGCTTACGGCATTACAGGCAACCAATACCGCCCTTAAAAGCCAGCTTCAATTAGGAAGCACCATACTGACAAATATTTCTAATACTGGGGCTTGGACAAATTCTCTGGTGGCAGGAGCTGGAGCCAATATTTCTACAAATCTGGGCGTCGTTACAGTATCTGTAACATTTGGTACAAACGGGCTGGCGACAACCAACTTTGTGACAAATGCCATATCAGCGGCCATAAACTCGGCAACGAACGGTTTCGTTTCTTCCAATATAACAAACGGCCTAGCCACGACAAATTATGTCGATACTGCAACAAACGGCTTTGTTCTTTCGTCCATTACCAACGGGCTGGCGACGACGAATTATGTTAACATAGCTACAAACGGGCACGTTTTGGCCTCAATCACCAACGGGTTGGCTACCACAAACTACGTTAACACCTCAACCAATACTATTGGCGTTCAGAGCGGCTTGATGGCATTCCAGCAAACGAATGTTTGGGCAACTTTCAACTATGTAACCAACTCCATAATAATTACCAGCAATGTTTTGTCTTCAGTTGGCGGAACGGCTTCAAATGCGATTTCTAACTTTAATGGACGCGGAACAAACACCGTGCTGACAAACGCCATTTCAATTTATGTAACCAACATGACAATCATCGGCGGCATTGGGAATGACGCAAATCCACCAAGCACTTCTTCGAGGGCTATTGTTTTGGGTGGCAGCGGAAATTCAATCGTAAATACGCCCCTCTATGTGACATTGATTGGCGGTCTGAATAACACTGTTTCTGGAAACTATTCGGCCATAATCGGGGGTGCCGCCAATACCGCAAACGGACTTCATGGATTTATTGCCGGAGGAAATGGGAATTTGTCACAGGGAACCGATGAGGCAATAGTTGGCGGAAACAATAACTGGATTTCGGAATCTGGCACATCCTCCGGCGGCGCATCGTTCATAGGTGCTGGATTTAGCAATAGGATAACGAATTCATTTTATGGTTTTAGTGAAGGCGCAAACAACTTTATAACCAATGCAAGTTATTCGGTGGCGATGGGAAATAATTCCGCCATATCAAATGGAAACTCTTTTGTATGGTGCGACGGCTCAGTGGGCGCATTTGGAACACTTGCTCCATTCTGGACAACGGCAACGAATCAATTTTTGATTCATGCGACTGGTGGATTTGGTTTAAATACAAACAATCCAGCGGGTTATTCAATGAATGTTAACGGCTCAATCAATGCCACAAATATGTATGTCAATGGCGTAGCCGTTGCAACAACTTCATCGGCGGGCAGCGTTGGCGGCTTAACAAATATAACCGTCGCCACAAACGGAACAGTTTACACAGTTTCCGTCCCCACTCAGGCGTTTTTGACCAATGGATTTACCACGATGGTTTATTCAAATCCCGCGAACATCGCTACAGTTGCTTATGTCAATACAGTTGGCCTTGGAGCAACAAATCTTGCATATCTTGTCGGACAGAGCGCAACCAACCTTTCTTATTTGATTGGACAGGCCGGTACAAATCTGTTTAACCAATCAGGTGTAAGCCTGACCAACATATCGTCAACCATCAGCAACAACCTGTTAAACTTTGTTCAAATCACAAACGGAACTGCTTTTTATCCTACACTAAAGAGCAATATCACCCTGAACTATTTTCCTTGGCTTTATACCACAACCAATGTTTTGGGAATCAATGGCGCGGGCGTTGTTCCCGCAAATGGGACATATCTTCAAATCGCAGTTGGCACATGGACTAATATCATCGGCAACGGCTCGGATGTCATATTCCAAAATCCGACATATTATCTGCGAACAAATCTGGTTAACCTTTATTCAACTTCAAACCTGTTCTTTAATTCAACATGGGTTAATGTCGTTGGTTCAACCGCAGTTCCTACCAACAGCGGATTTGGATATATAGCCAATCATAATGGGCAATGGGATACAAACCTATGGGCACAGGGGCTTGTTGGAATTGTTCCGATGAGTTCTTTAGATACGACCAAAGTTGTCACCAATAATTCAAATCCGAACTTTAACAATACTGCTGTTGGAAATCTTACTGTTAACGGATTCCAAACGAACAATAGCAGTATGTATTTTATCAGCAGTATCAATGGTGGAAGATTTAATGGAGACGGCGGAGGATTGACAAATCTTACTGTAAATAATTATGTTCAGGGTTCATTGACAAATAGCGAAACCTTTATCCTCTATACCAACAATTTGGCATTTGTTCCGGGATTCGGCTACACAAATTGGCCATCGAGCACTACGGCGGGTATTCAGGAAATCATGAACATGTTTCGCTTCAAGGCTAATCCTAACCCGGCGGGCGGTGTCTCCATACGACTGGCGTCAATAGGCACCTCAAATAAGCCAGCGTTCTATCCTATTACAACCTGTATTAATGCCACCAATTATTTCACTCTGCAAGGTAACGGACTTGGTGCAACCGTAATTGAGTACAAAGGTGCCAGTATTGGCACAACGAATGACACCATTCCCGCCGCGCTGATGTTCTACACTCCACCGCTTGTTTCCAATGGAAGCAGCAATGCACTAAATTATTTTGAGATGCATGACCTTGCGTTGGTCAGTGATATTGACTGTCCTGCCGCCATGATTGTGACCTATGCAAATGCATTCAACATTTCACGCTGTCAGTTCGGCAGCACCAATCTGCTTTACCAGACTAATTTTGTTTCTTCACCAGCCTACGTTGGCTCATCTTCAACCGCTCCACGCGGATTGATTGGCGTTTATATGCAAGGGCCCGGAAACAATCAGGACGCTTTTTACAACTGCTTCTTTCAGGATTTGGCGGATGGCATATTCGCTGATGGTGTCGATTGGGGCATTGTTCAGGATTGCCATTTTGGCTCTATTTCAATGCTTAATAGTTCAACATTCACTAATACTTGGAATACCAATGTTCAGTTTCATGTCGGCTCAGCCATTGCCATGAGCAACCCCGGACTTGGTTGGGTTCTGAGAAATATCCATTCACTAAATTGCAATACATTATTTTACTCGCCATCATCGCCAAATTTGGCCTGTTACGATATGGAGGTTGAATCTTGTAATTATTATTCCATGGGATGTTTACCGATGACTTATGCAAAAATATTGCCATCTGGAACCTTGGCTGCTTGGAGCGATGTTAATACATTTTATCAAGCTACAGGTACACAAACATCAGATGTAGGCAATGGCTATCTGATTGGCATGGATGGTGATGATGACTTACAATTTACCATCCGTGATGATACAGGCCGTGACCTGTTAAAGCTCCCGAACGCATTTGAGGAAACCGAAACCGGTACTGGCGGTATTCTTGGCGGCGGTTATATGACTTGGAATAATCATGGCGTGTTTTCGTTTAATGGCGGCGGAATAACCAACCTGAACGCAAACGCATTCGCTAAATCAACGGCCAATATCCCGACAAATACCGCCGCGATTCTTGCCACATCAGCAAACAATACCAATAACTTTACAACTGGAACGGTTTACACCGCCCCAAATCAGCGCTCAACTCTTTCTGGCTCTGTATTCCTTTCATCGGCGGTTGGCGGAAGTGCCAACATATTACTTGCATATACAAACAATGGACAGGCAGCGTTTTTACCAATGCAAAAAGGTTCTGGGATAGCTATTCAAGATTATGAGCCATTTAGCATACCTCTTTCTCCCAATGCGACTTTCAGTTTTATTTCAACAATGGGCAGCGGCGCGAGCGGATATGTAACCAATGCAATACTTTGGAAACAATGAAGATATTTGCTTTAATTTTCGCACTGCTGTTGCTCAAGTGTTCTGGGCAGACTAATTTTCAGGACATGGCAAGCAATGGATACTACGGCGTATCGTCTAATTCAATTTATGGCACACTTGCAAATTCGGTAACGCTTACAAGCAATCAAGTTGTTTCCATGTCTGGACGCGCCATGTCTGGCAGCAATTATATAATTTCTGTAGATACCAACAACATTATTTATCAAACCGGAAAGGCGGTAGCGGGTTCAAATTATCTGGTAACTGTGGACACCAACAACATCGTGATGCAGGCCGGGAATGCGATTTCAGGAAGCAATTATTTAACATCAGTCCCACTATCCTCTACAAATTGGGTGCCAAACGCCATCAGCAACGCGCCTACGATAGCTGTTGGAAACCTTCAGGCCACAAATTGCATAACACTGGCAACCAACACGCCGTTACCGATAGTGACTGCCGGATTAAATTGCGCTAATGCCTTCATCATGACCAATGCTTCACGCAGCCAATATGATTTTGTGGTGCGAGAAGTATTTGCTGCGGGTCCTGTTTCTGGCGGTACGAATTTTGTTGTCAGCGGTCTATCGGGTTATGCAAATCCGGTACGGCCTATGTTTTTCAACGTAACGCCGGGGAATATAGCCGCTGCCAATTCTGCCGGTTCAGGGAATGGCTATTCATCACCATCCGATAGTTGGACCGCAACTGGATTCACAATCAAGCAACTAAATTCAGTCACCGCAATGGCGAACACAACAAATGATATTCGCTTCCTTATTTTTGGAGGAAACTGATTATGAAAGAATCCCGTTTCACATTGCTTTTGTTTCTGGCTCTTGCGGTTGTGCTTTTTTATCGCGCCGCATTTGGACAGGTGCCCCCATTGCCGCCAGCCATCATAAACACAAATCATTTATTTCATGCGCCCGCTAGGGTAACCCATATAGAAATCATCACTGACCCAGATACTAACGCTTGGAATGTTTGGGACTATTCAACCAATGTTAACGGCCCTTGGCAGTTCTACACAAACACTCCGATATGGCAATGGCGCATACCTGTCAGTTCAACAAATCAGATGATGTTTTTCAGGTGCCATAGTGTTTATGTCGGAACAAATGGAAATTTATGACTCTTAAAAGGAAAGACGGAACATGGAGCGCGGCAAGGATAACGGCTGTTTGCGCGATTATGGCAAGTCTGGCAACGGTGGTTTCAGCCATGCCCATTGCGATAGGCTATTGCAAAGCCGCATTGGCCCCGTGGACAAGTTTGCCGGATAAGGTTGAAGCAATCCAGCAATCGGTTTCAAAGATTGAATTGACGCTGCAAATTAAGCAGAACGTCTATACCACAAACAAGTCAATGGCTTATGAATCAATTTCTAGATAAAACCAAGGCTCAAGTCTTGCTCTACAAAATAGCAATCATATTTGTGATTCTATATTCGCTTGATTCAATAGCAACGGCTTTTGTTTCCGTAATGATTGACACATCATGGAGCGATTTGGACGGCACACAGAAATGTATCCGTGTAGCCCTGATTGCAAAGGCGTGGGCATCGTCCATGTTGGCTTTCTTTACCAATGTAGGTAAGAAGCTGCAAAGTGACCAACCGTTCTTTAATGGCGATACGCAGACTTTCCGAAAAACAGACACGCAACAACAAACAACCGAAATAACAAACAAATGAAAAAACTGATTCTAATCCCATTGTCCTGCCTGCTCCTGACCGGATGCTTGGCAGATAAACAAGTCTTGATGAAAACAACCGTGTTCGGCTTTAATGCCCAAACGCCAGCCGTAGCCGGTGCCGGTGCCGTGGTTGTGCAGATTGGATTGATTCGTTCTGAATACATTTCCAACCCCACAAGCAAGGGGACTAATGTTTTTGCTGCGCCGCTGACCTCGCACGTTCAGGCCAATCTTAACCCGCTGACACAATCCGCCACGGAAGATATTGGAACAAAATAATATGGGCTTTCTAAACAAGACGCTAGACGTTCGCACGGGCGATGGTCTGGACGATACGCTTTTGGAGGGACTTTATTACAACTCCAAAGACGGAAAGCATTATTGTGCGCCCATTGGCTCAACTACCGATGGGCTATCTGTACCGCGCTGTTGCCAGAACATCATACCGGCCACTGGTGGAGATTGGTTCAGCGGTGTGCTGCATGATTCAGCTTACCGCGGACAGCTTCAAGTGGACGATGGTGATGACCATTGGGTGCCAGCCAACCTTACGCAGGAACAGTGTGATAATCTCATCCTAGAGGCACTGGAAAGCCAAGGCGTTGGCATTGTCGAGCGGGAATTGATTTATCGCGCTCTAAGGCTGTTTGGGCATGTGGCATTTAATGAGGATAGGGGAATAAAATGAAATATCGGCGTTTTGTGTGTTGCTCGGATGTTCACGGGAGCCACCAAGACCCCGAATCAAACCGCGTCCTTTTCAAGTTCATAAAGGACTTTAAGCCGGACATTCGCATCTTGGCTGGAGATTTATGGGACTTTGCCCCCCTGCGAAAGAAAGCCAGCGAAGATGAAAAGCGGGAATCAATGGTTGATGATTACAGGGCTGGTATTGAATGGCTATATAAATTCCAGCCCCATCATTTTCTAAGGGGAAATCATGATGAAAGGCTGTGGGAACTGGCTGAAACAGGAAATGGAGTTTTGGCTGATTATGCCCTATCAGGCGTTTCTGAAATTCATTCAATAATCCGCAAGATGAATTGCCGGCTTTATCCTTACCATAAGCGCGATGGGGTGATGCGCCTTGGCTCTTTGAAGATATTGCACGGATTTCATGGGGGTATCAATGCGGCGCGGCAAACAGGTCTTATTTATGGGGCTTGCCTGTTCGGTCATGTCCATACGATTGACGA